AAGAAGGCTATGCAAAGGGATTAGATTTACTTGGGTTTAAGTATGATGAAAGATCTCAACCGTTTCAAGGAGCAAGTGGTGTAACTCATCCACTATTAGCTGAGTCTGTTACACAATTTCAAGCTCATGCTTATAGAGAAATGTTACCAGCTAAAGGTCCTGTAGATGTAAGTATTGTTGGAGAAGCGTCTCCTGATAAAGAACAGCAAGCAGAACGTGTTAAAGATTTTATGAATTATCAAATCACAAATGTGATGCAAGAATATGATCCTGAAATGGATCAACTATTATTTCATTTACCCTTAGCAGGATCTGCATTTAAAAAAGTTTATTATGATGCAAGTTTAAATAGAGCTGTATCAAAGTTTATTCCGAGTGATTTATTAGTAGTGCCTTACAACGCTACTGATTTACAAAGTGCAGAGAGAATTGCACACGTTTTAAAAATGTCAGAAAATGATTTACGAAAAAAACAGGTATCAGGTTTTTATAGAGACATTGAATTAAAACCAGGTATTTCCGAAGAGTCTCCTGTACAAGAAAAAATGAATAATCTTGAAGGAGTAGAAAACAGTTATGATGATTATGAATTTAATTTAATAGAGTTTCACGCTGAATGCGATATAGAAGGTTTTGAGGATGTCGATCAAACTGGTAATCAAACAGGTATAAAATTACCTTACATTATTACGATTGACGAAAACTCAGGTGAAGTTCTGTCGGTGTACAGAAACTATAAGCCAACAGACCCAAGCAAACAAAAAATATCATATTTTGTTCACTTTAAATTCCTCCCCGGGCTTGGGTTTTATGGCTTTGGTTTAATACACATGCTAGGTGGTTTATCTCGAACTGCTACAGCAGCGTTACGTCAACTAATCGATGCAGGAACATTATCTAATTTACCTGCAGGGTTCAAGGCACGTGGTTTACGTATCAGGGATGATGATCAACCATTACAGCCAGGTGAATTTAGAGACGTTGATGCACCAGGAGGTGCTATACGAGAAGGATTAATGCCACTACCTTATAAGGGTCCTGATGCAACATTATTTCAACTATTAGGATTTGTCGTACAAAGTGGTAGAGAGTTCGCTTCTATTGCTGATCAAAAGATTGGTGAAGGTTCACAAGCAAATCCTGTCGGTACAACTATGGCATTATTGGAACGTGGTTCACGGGTCATGTCAAGCATACACAAAAGATTGTATTATGCACAACATATCGAGTTTAAAATATTAGCAAGAGTGTTCTCAGAATACTTACCACCAAGTTATCCATACTCTGTTCGTGGTGGTAATAGACAAATTAAAGTTTTAGATTTTGATGAACGTGTAGATGTAATACCTGTAAGTGATCCAAATATTTTTTCTATGACTCAACGTATTTCGTTGGCTCAAACACAATTACAATTAGCTCAATCTAATCCAGAAATACATAACATTTACGAAGCATATCGTAGAATGTATATGGCGTTAGGTGTTGATGGTATCGATACTATTTTACCTGCGCCTCAAGAACCAAGGCCCACGGACCCTGGACAAGAAAATTCGCTATCCTTGCGTGGTCAAACACTAAGAGTTTTCCCTGGTCAAGATCACACAGCTCATATCAATGCTCACCGAGCATTCATGTCATCGTTTTTAGTAAAAAATAATCCACAAGTATTAATCATTTTACAGTCTCATGTATCCGAGCATATTTCACAAGCGGCAAGAGAAGAAATCGAAATGAAAAATGCTCCAATAATACAAGAACAAGCTGAAAAGTTTGGTGGTCAAATACCGCCAGAGCTAGCTCAACAATTCCAAATTCAAAATGAAAAAGAAATTGCTGCTTTAGTTGCACAAAAAACAGAAGAAATGGTAGCAGAAGAACAAGAATACTTAGAATCTAATCAAACAGATCCACTACTAGATCTTAAAAAACGTGATCTTGATATACAAGAAGCCGAAATAAATAGAAGAGCCATAAATGATCAAGAAAGACTAGACTTAGAAAAACAAAAAGTAAATCAAACAGAGGATTTAGCTAAAGATAAAATTGATTCGCAGGAAGCGATTGCTCAATTAAGAGCAAATGTTAATATGGCAAAAAACAGGGGGTCATAAATTATGAAATTATCAGCAGCAGAGATAAGAAAACTTAGAAGACAACTAAAAGCTAACAAAAAATCAATAGATCCAAAAGATATTAGAAAACTTTTAAAGGCAGGGGTTAGGGTTCCGCAGTTTACATCAATAAAAGGGTTTAAAGGTGGAGGTTTGACAGAAGCTACAGCACGATTACGTGCACAAGGATTAAAAAAAGGTGGTGTTGCTGAAAAAAAGGTTAGTAAAGTCATGAAAGAGTTTAAAAAAAAGAAATTAAACATAGGAAAATCGAAAAAAAAGGTAACAAATCGTAAACAAGCGCTTGCTATTGCTTTAAATCAGGCAGGAATTACAAAAAAACGTAAAAAGTAAGTTGTAAAATCAAATTATCAGTCTAATATTTATATTATGATGACTCCAACAGAAAAAATAAGCAATTATTTTAATTCTTTGATGCAAATGGCGGATAAAAACACTAATTCGTCTGAAGATCATGTGCTTTTAGCAGGTGCCATGATGGCAGTAGCTAAAATGCTTTATCATGATAACCTTTCAGAGAAAGAATATGATGAAATTATGGATCATAATTCTAGGGACTTGCTAAATCTATTAAAACCTACTATACATTAGTCATGAATGAAAAAACGGATCTAGGCAAAATTAAAGGTAACTTAAATAAAGCAGAACTTAAACTGCTAAACATGGCGGATCCTGTGGCTGTTTCTAGCGCAATGAAAAATACTACACCTGAAGATATAATTGAAATGGTAAATAGAGTTTTTGCCATGGAATTTGATCAAGAAAATCCTAAAAAAACAATGTCAGATCAAGATAAAGCAATCATGCTTGCTGAAAAATTAAGAAGAATAAGAGCTAAAAATAAAGCTAATCCAATGGGTAAAAAAGACGGCGGAGTTGTAAAAAAATTTAACGAGGGTGGTGATGCAAAAACTGATGGAGAAGTTCCAAACAAATTCAAAGGTTTTTCTAAACTACCAGAAGAAGTTCAACAAAAAATAGACAAAGATTTAGCTAGCAAATATAAAAAAGGTGGCGAGGTAAAAAAGAAATCTGGTATAAAGAAAAGAATTGCCATTCGTGGTTTTGGCATTGCAAAGAGAGGTTATTAATGAATTTTAAAAAAACAAAAGTAGAAGTGGTTAAACAAACTAACCCTTTTCCTAATTTGAAAGTTTCATCCGATGCAGCTATTGTGTACTCACCTTTTGTTGAAAAACAAAACAAAGGTGCTGGTCCAAAAGGGCAGACAAGCAACGTTCAAATCAAAAAAGTTGCTTTTAAGGGTGTAAAGTAATAAAACCTTTTAGAAAAAAGGAGGTTCTATGAACTTACTAAGAGACTTAGTCGATCATTTAAAAGAATGGTCTGACTGGAAAATGAAGGATTGGATAAAAGCTGCTATAGTAGCTATCATCGTAATCGTAATCATAGGAGCAATCTAACTTAATGGTTTGGCAATTATTAGCAAAGCCCTTACTTGGCGTCGTCGCAGATGGCGTCAAGGGTTTTGTAGAAACTAAAAAAGCAAAACAAGAATTAAAACTTACAACTATTAAAGCAACGCAGAAACTTAAAGAAGATCAGATCGCTGGTAAAGTTGCATGGGAGCAAAGTGCAGTTGACCAAATGAAAGGAAGCTGGAAAGATGAGGTAGCACTTATTGTTCTATTACTTCCAGCCGTTTTAGTCTTCACGCCTTTACAAGATCACGTTCATAAAGGCTTCCTAGCACTTCAGGATTTGCCTTCGTATTATCATAATTTATTATACATTGCGATTTCTGCGAGCTTCGGCATTAAGGCGGGATCTAGTGCTATAGGTATGTTTAAAAAAAAATGAAAAAAACAAAAGTAAAGAAAGTTATAAAGGGTAAATGAGTTACGAAGAATTATCTAAATCAGTAAAATTAAGTGAAGGTTTTAGAAACAAAATATATCAAGATACCGAAGGATTCGATACCATTGGGTGGGGTCATAAGGTTGTCGCAGCAGATAATTTTGTTGCTGATAAAGAATACACCGAAGAAGAATTACAAACGGTATTTGATAAAGATTTAAGTAGAGCAATAGCTCAAGCAAAACAATTAATGACTCAAAATGGTATAGATGATTTACCAGAAACAGTTCAACATGTCTTATCGGAGATGTGCTTTCAACTTGGACAATCAGGCGTGTCTAAGTTTAAAAACATGTGGAAATGCCTGCAGGAAGCTAATTTTATAGGTGCAAGTTATGAAATGCTTGACTCAAGATGGAATAAACAAACTCCAAATCGCTGCAAAAAATTAGCTGACCTTATGAAATCATGCGGTTAGAAAATTTCTTTACAGCATATAAAAAAGATTTAATTGCTAGACAACAGCAAGTAGAAGAGTCTATACTAAATGGGCTTGCTAAAGACTGGGCGGACTATAAATACTTAACAGGTAAATTAGCGGCACTTAAACAAGAAGAACAGGAACTCACGGACCTGCTTAAGAAAACGGAGCTAGAAAATGACTAAACCAAAACTTATTGTACCAAAACATGTATGGGATGGTGCGCAAGCAGAAAAAAAGAAAGATGAACTAGAAAAAGTTCCAAATCCTGTTGGATGGAGAATAGTTTTATTTCCACTTAAACTTGAAAGTAAAACTAAAGGTGGCTTAATCCTTACTGATGAAACAGTAGAACAATCACAAGTTACCACAAATATTTGTAAAGTTTTAAAAACAGGACCAGAGTGTTACGAAGACAAAGAAAAATTTCCAACTGGCCCTTGGTGTAAAGAGGGTGATTGGGTTCTTATCACTAGATATGCAGGATCACGTATTCGTATTGACGGTGGTGAGTTAAGGATTATCAATGATGATGAAATTTTGGCAGTTGTTGATGATCCTAGAGATATACTGCCAGCAAACATAATGTAACGTGGAGAAGACCATGCAAACAACTACACAATCAGATCAAGACAAGATGGTGCCAATTGATACTTCAGGCGAATCTGTTGAGATAGAATTAAAAGAAGAAAAAAAAGAAGAAGAGGTATCAGATTCTCCAGCAGTTGAGGTTCAAGAATCAGAAAAGGATAATAAATCTGAAGACGAACTAGATGATTATTCTGTATCTGTAAAAAGAAGAATAGATAAACTTACGAAAAAAATGCGTGAGGCAGAGAGAAGAGAACAAGCTGCAATTGAATACGCTGAAAAAATTAAAAAGCAAAACGAAGATTTTGAGAAAAAAGTAAAAGAACTTGATACAGGTTACACTGCAGAATTTAAGGAAAGAGTAAATACTCAAGCAGATGTAATCAAAGATAATTTAAAAAAGGCATTAAATGCAAAAGATAATGATGCAGTAGTAAAAGCTCAGGAGCAATTAGCACAAATTGCAATTGACCAACAAAGATTAAAAGAAGCTGAGAAGTTGCTTGAAAAAGGTGCAGAAACTAAAGAAGAAATTAAGGCTCCTGAAAAACCAGAGTACAAAAAACCTGATCCTAGAGCAGAACAATGGGCAGAGGACAACGAGTGGTTTGGTAAGGATGAAGTAATGACTTATGCAGCATTTGGTATACACAAAAGACTTATTGAGCAAGAAGGACTTGATCCTAACTCAGAAGAATATTATAAGAGTTTAGACGCACAAATGCGTAACAATTTTCCTCAAAAGTTTGAGGATTCAAACAAGAGCAATCGTGTTGTTCAGACGGTTGCCTCTGCTAATAGATCGACAAAATCTGGACGCCGCACTGTGAAACTCACACCCTCACAGGTAGCTATTGCAAAAAAACTTGGTGTGCCACTTGAAGAGTACGCAAAACACGTGAAGGAGGCGTAAATGACTGAAACTAAAATAAACAAAACCTCACGCAAGCTCGAGACCCGAGATAAAAAAGCTCGACCTAGAGGATGGGTACCTCCATCCAATTTAGATGCACCCGAGCCACCTGAAGGTTTTCACCATAGGTGGATCAGAGCTGAATATCGTGGTGAACAAGACGATAAAAACGTCATGGGTAGACTACGAAGCGGTTATGAACCAGTTATGGCTAGTGAATATCCCGATAGGATAGACTTACCAACTATTAGTGATGGTAAGTGGAAAGGTGTCATCGGAGTTGGAGGTTTAATATTGATGCGATGTCCTATAGAAGTCAAGGAAGATAGGGATGCCTATTTTGCTGGAAAAACTGTAGAACAAACACAATCGGTAGAAAACGATTTACATAAGGAAGAGCACCCCGCAATGCCTATTCATCAAGAAAGGCAAAGCAGAGTAACATTTGGGGGCAAGAAGTCTAATGGTTAGATTAATGTCTCTAAATAAGTAAAAGGAGACTGATATGGCTAATATAGATGCCGCTTTCGGTTTACGTCCAATTGCTAAAGTAGGTTCAGCCCCTGGCGGAACAACTGGAACTACTAAATACTCTATTGCTGATAACCAAGGTACTGCGATCTTCACTGGCGACCCCGTCAAATACAAAAATGACGGAACAGTTGAAGTAGCTACTGCAGGTGATGCATCATGTGGTGTATTTATGGGTTGTTTCTATACAGATCCAACTACAAGCAAACCGACGTTCAGAAATCACTTTCCTGCATCGTTATCTCCAGGAGATGCGATTGCTTTTGTAGCAGATGATCCAGATCAACTGTTCATAGCACAACAAGATTCAGATGGTTCTAATCTTGTGGCGGCAGACCTAAACTTAAATGCTGATTTAGTTTTTGGCGCTGGAAGTACCTCAACAGGTATGTCTGGTGTTGAAATTGATTCAAGCACAAAAAACACAACTGCTGCGTTACAGGTCAGACTAATTGATTTTTATGACGTTCCAAGCAACGATGCTACTGCTAATAACAGTGTCATAGTTGTGAAGATCAATAATCACCAATTAGGATCTCACACTGGAACAGCAGGCGTATAAGGAGGACTAGACTATGGCTATTAATAGAGCACAACTGGCCAAAGAACTC